ATGTCGAACGCCACCAGCGGGCGCCCCCGCAGGTCCGGCAGCTCCCGTGGGGGCTGCCAGTCACTCTGCGCAACGAAGAGGCCCAGCTGGCCCGGTACGCGAGGCTTAGTCATCAGTCGACGCGGGCCACGAGGTCGAGATCGTTGGTGTCATCGCTCGACCAGTACGAACCGTCGCGCGTGATCGACATGTCGATCCTACCCGGCAGCTGCATCGCAAAAGGATACGCCAGATTATGTGGGTTCTCGCGCTTGATCGTAGCGATCTGACCATCGCGCGTCATGAAGCGTCGGCCTACGTCGGCAGATGTCAAAGTGAGCCGCGCATCAACACGAGCAACGAGATCAGAGTATCGCTCTTGACCCTCAGACTCTGCTCCGGAGCGAGTGACGGAGTAACCACACGGCTCCTGGGGCGCCTCGACATCGAACGGATACGTCGGATGCTTGTCGTCGCGTATCACCGTGGCTATCCCGCCGTCGCGACGCTGGAACTTCTTTCCGACGTCAGCTTTCGTGATGACGAGTGGCTCGGAGTATTGAAGACGCTCGACGAGGTCCAGCGGGTTCTCAGATTTTTGGTACACGGAGCCCCTGTCGGTGAACGAGACTCCACAGTTGTCCTCGATCGTCACGCCGTGGTACGGATAGCTGACGCTGTGATGAGCATTGTCCAGCTTGATCCGGCGTCCGTCACGTGTCCGGAACACCTTGCCGACGTCGTCCGGCGTCAGCACGAGCCCAGGCCGCTCCGCCGCAGGCTGCGGCTCCTCCGGCACGTCGCGCGGCGCCGGCCGGGGCCGCACGTACTCGTCGGCCAGTCCCGTCTGGTCGGCGTTGATGCGCTGGCTGATCAGCCGCGCATAGCCGGCGATGTCGTCGTGATGGTCGCGCAGGAATGGGTTCCCCGTCAAGATCCTCCCGATCTTGTGCGCGTGCATGTGCAGCGTCTCCTTGATTATGGCCGGCAGCCCGGCCCAGCTGGGCGCCGCCTGCATCACCGCCAGCAGGTCCTGCGTCAGCTGGGCGTGGTCGGCGTACTCGCCGTGGGTGGTGGCGCGCTCAGCCAGCAGCGCGTCGACGGACTTAGCCTCGGTCATCTCTGTAATCTCCCTGTGAACCCGATGATGGGGGCCTGCTCCGTAGGCCCCTCGTGATGCTGACGCGGGGGCTCGGCGTCCCCGGCTCCGTGGGGGCGGCTCAGGCGCCACTCTGCGAAGTACTCCTGGCACCGCGCCCCGTTGTTGAACCAGCCCAGCTGGTAGTCCGGCTCGCCGCCGTCCCAGAGCAGGGCCGTGACGACGAACGCGATGGAGCTGTCCCGGTCCACGTGGACCCGCTCGCCGATGGCGTACTCGGCGACGTAGCAGAACTGCTGCCGCAGCTCCTCGCGCGCCGGCACCCCCGCCTCCAGCGCGTTGACGGCGTCCACGAAGTCGCCGACCCTGTCCATCTCCAGCCCCATCAGCATAGCTCCTCGTTGCTACTGCGCCGATCAGTATAGCTTCACCGCGCCATGATACGCAGGTGGTGCGAACGCACCTTACCGAGATAGATGGCTACGGCTGAGTTATCCAGGGCGTCGGGTGTGTTGGCTGGCCCGGGTGCGCCGATGATCTTGTGAATGGCTGCAAGCGTATTGTCCACGACCTCGCGCGCGTGGCGATTGCCCATCTCCACCTCGAGCAGCCCGAACTCGTGCATCTCGACGAGGTCGCAGAGTTTGACCCGGGCGCGCTCGCGCGGGCTGAGCGCCGGCAGCGCCACGCCCAGCTCCTGCAGGGCGATTGTCTCCAGGCTGTCGTAAGCCGCCTTGAGGATGGGATTGCGAGCCTTGATGGGGAAGGGTGGGTCGCCCACCACCAGCTCGGCGCTGTCGTGATGCGCGATGTAGTGCGCCACGTCGGCCTCGGGACGACCGAAGATCGCCGTGTAGACGCGGCTGACCTGCCAGCAGTGTTCCCCGACGGTCTGCTGGTGGTGGACCGCCCAGGTGTGGTACCGCCGCACCCGCCCCGAGTGCGCCAGCTGGTGGGTGAAGGTGTCGTCCAGCACCCCCACCTGTGCCCGGAACCCGTCGGCCGTGGCGGTCTCGGGAGGACACCTCCCACCGCGCGAGCACCCCACTCCGGGCGCTGCTCCGCAGCTCTCCCAGGGCGGCGCACCGCACGCGACGCACTCGTCGGGATGTCCTCCACCATAGCCTGCCATGTCACCTTCTCCCAGTCGCATCATGTAGCCGTCGACGTTCCCGCCGTAGTACTCACGCATGCCCCTGCCCCTCGCCGCCCTTGAGCTTGTCGCGGCGCCGCTCCAGCCACGCCACCGCGGCGGTGCGCCAGTCGGGAGCCGCCACGTCACGCGCCGCCGCCAGCGCGTGGTCGTACCGGTACGGGTCGTCGCGCTTGTTGCGCTCCTCGTTGGCCACCCAGAGCGGCCAGGCGGTGTCGCGCAGGAACCCGTTGCGCACCGGGCGGGTGCGGTACGCGCCGAAGTGGTGCGGGTCCAGCATGAACTCGCGCAGCTCCTCGTCGAAGCTGTCGGGGTCGTCTACCAGCGCGCGGGTGCCGGGGTACGGCGCCAGCGCGGCGTCGGCCGCGGCGTCGAGGCTCATCAGCTTCTCGGCCGTCACGTAGTAGTGCCAGTTGTTGCTGATCTGGTAGTACCGTCCCACCCCGACACCGATTCGGGCCGCCAGGTACTCCTGCAGCATGGACATGTGGACCACGTTGGCGCCGTAAGCGCCCCAAACCACGTCGTTGGAGCGACACGTCACGGTCATGTCCAGCACGCCGGCCCGCACCCGCAGCATGATGGCAACATTACAAGGTCTGTCTCTTAGACCCGGCACCCCGAGGTCCACGGCTGGGTCCCACATCTGGATGACGGCCTGCCGGTCGCCCGGGTTGGCGCGCAGCAGCCGGACGCACTCGTCGAGCTGGTCGAGGTAGTGATAGTCCACACCCTCATCGGCATCCGACGTGCGATAGAAGTGCCCCCGCCACCGCTTGCCGTAGGCCCCGTGCATGGTGCCGTCGGGTTCGGCGAACCGCGCCGAGAAGTCGTGGATGAACACGTCCAGCCACGCGGCGTCGTCGCGCCCGGCGAGCATCCACAGTCCCTCGAAGAGGGAGAACAGCGGGTTGTTGTCGCGCACCACGTCCAGCAGCACGCGCTCGGTCGGGCGCTCGTAGACGGTCGTCACGGGGGTGTCGTAGACGTAGACGTCGCCGACGCGCGAGGGCGAGCGCACCATACGGGACTGGACGTAGGGCGGAGCGCCCGGAGATCCGCTCTCTTGGTGGATGAGCCGCAGTGCGGACCACCACGCGTCGTTGATGTTCTGAGCCTTGATGACGTGCATGGTGCTGCTCCCCTGTGCTGTGCTGTGCTGCCGACCGAACTCTACCCTACGCCGACACGCCCAGCAAGGTGAGTGCGCGCCTAAGACCCCCCTCGCGGTCGACGTCCTCGACCACGACGCCCTTGAGCCGCTGGTTGCGGGTATGGGTCAGCAGCCCGGCGTGCTTGTCGCGAGTATTCTTCTCGTTCAGCTCCGTGGCCTCCTGCCCCTTGGCGGCAGCCCGCTCGGCGCGACGCGCCCGCACGGCGTCCAGGCACACGTCCAGGGGCGTGTCCAGGTGGAGAACCGTCAGGGGCGCGACCTTGGCTAGCCGCAGCAGCCGGTCGGCGCCCCAGGTGCTGACCATGAGCCCCTCCAGCAGCACGGAGTGCCTGCGCCCCACACCCTCGGCCACGGCCCGCTCCAGGTCGTCCGCCGCGCCCTTCCACGACATGGCGTCGCACCCCCCGCAGGCCGTCTCGTACCGCCCCACAACCGTGACCGGGGGCTGGTCCCAAACGTAGCCCCCGAGCTTGTTCTTGGGGCCGACGTTGAACGTACCGGCGTGCGGACCAAGCGCGCGCATGACGCCCGCCGCGATGGTGGTCTTGCCGGAGCCGGACGTGCCCCGGAGTACGACGATGTTCTGTCCCATAATACCTCTCCTCAGTTAGAGTGGGCCGGCAGCTCCTGCACGTACCGCCCGTAGAGCTCGTTGTAGAACGTATTGGGCTTGGCGGCCCTGATCAGCGCGTAGGCGTCGGCGCCGGAGCAACCCCGCGTCCGCATGATCGTGAGGGCCGCCAGGAGCCCCGAGCGATTGCGCCCCCCGTAGCACATGCTGAGCACGCGGTTGCCGGCCGCGATCTCGGCAACAGCATACTCCACCGCGGGCTGTATCTTCTCGATCGGCACCCGCACCGGGGAGTCGGGGACGCTAAAGTGGTGGTACGCCAGGTAGCGGCGCCGGCCTGCGGTGGGCTCGCTGCCGACGTGGCCCACAGCCCAGTCCTGCAGGATGGCCTCCAGGGCGTGGTCGTGCTGGCCGACGTTGAGCACCACGTTGATGTTGGCGGCGTCGGGCGCCTCGTCGGACGGAGCGCCTATGGCGGCCGCTACCTGGTGCGGGTCGAGCTTCTTCAACGTTCCCCCGATGTAGAGCTGCCCAGGCAGCAGCTCCCAGATCACCCGCAGCGGCTTACGGCCCGGCTTGTGTACCAGCATCGCTCAGTCCTTCCTCTTCTCGACCCAATCGTAGCTGCGCAGGACGCCCTCGTGATCGACGCAGCTGTCCGGACGGCCCCCGACGTAGATCATGCCGTGAGCCGCGCAGACGCCCCGCCGGTGGTGCTCCTGGCGCATGCTCAGGATCGGCAGGACGAGCGTCGACAAGATGCCTGTCGCAAGCATTCCCAGCAGCAGGTAGTCGTACCACGCCAGCGGGCGCATCGTCGCGTATGCCCTACTCGGGTTTTCCGGCTTCGACATTCCGCTTCTCTTGCTCCAGCTTCTGTCGTAGGGCGTCGCGTGCCTGCACCGCCTGCTCAACGGTAGCATAGCTTCCCGGCGCCCGCACGCCTCCGACCTTGGCGGCGTAGCGCCCCACCTGCCCCGAGTTCTTGAGCACGAAGACGCCGGTGGGCAGCCCCCGAGTCTTCTCTCGCGCGGCGCGCTGCTTCTCGGCCAGCGCGGCGCTCAGGGCCCTGCGGGCTTCCTCGTCAAGGATGCGCCTCGGACCGCTCCGCGGGGCTCCGACGTAGGGTATCAGCTTGCGCACGACGAACGGGCTCCGCGAGGTTGGTGGTGGCATTGTAGTCGTAGAGCAGGTCGGACCAGGTGTAGCCGTAGCGCGGCAGCACCTGCTCCAGCGCCTTGCGGCGCCCGTCCCAGCCCTGGATCTCGCCGAGAGTCTCGGGCGGGAACAGCACCGCCCGAGCCCGCCAGAAGTCGGTCTCCTCGCCGGGCCACTCGGCCTCGACGCGGCGCATCAGCCCCAGCTGCGAGTCGGTAGAACGGCCGGGGTGCTGCTTGCCGCGGTGTGCCTGCTTGAACTGGCAGAGCAGGACCTGCACCTCGAACATGCTGAGGTTGAGGTTGTAGTCCTGCTGCATGCGCACCCGTGTGAGCGTCCCGTAGTGCTCCGCAATCGACAAGAGCAGCCCATCGTTACGCTTGATGGCGAGCTCGGGTTTCTCGGGCCAGAGCAGCGCCAGCATGCCCCGCGGCGAGTACCCGTCGCGAGCCCGTAGGTCGTAGAGTGGGGCGTCCAGCACGTCGACGAGCCGGAGGTACTCCAGCAGCTTGATGGCGACGTACCGGCCCAGCCGCGGCACCGCGTTGGCGGCGTCCCACACTGCGTCGTACCGCACCGAGGCGGGGGCGCCGCGCGTGCGTTCCAGCACCATGGAGAGCTCGCGCACGAAGACGCAGTACCCGTGCAGGTACTGGGCCATCCAGTCGGGCCGCCGGGCGGTGCGGCGCGCCACGTGGACCGAGATCCGGTGCCA